CGGATGAAGAAAACAAGCTGAAAGAGAGCCGGTACTCCTGTAGCAGGAATTTAAAGATTCCGGTGGCAGAAGTGAAGATTTACAAAAGGAAAACATGGAAAGATGAGCCGAAGCCACCAAAAGGATACTACCTAGATAAAGAGACGTACCATGAGGGAATCAATCCGGTAACAGGATATAAATACCGAAGATACATCCTGATCCGTTTGAACAGGAGAATTTGATATGAAAGAGGTAAATATTTACATAAGGACAAGTCTGACAGGTCCATGTATCAAAGATGGAAGATGGGCG